TAGTGCTTCGGCTTCGAGACTCGGTCCCAGTCTTCCGGTGTCGCGTCGTTCAACGATAAGTGATGATGTTTGCTCATGTAGATATTCCTCTGATCCGTAACGCTCAATGAACTGAGCTTTGTAAGGGTGGCGAGACACGCACATTGGCGTAGCTAAGCCGGCCCGGTGGTGGTTGGGGCATAGTGGTATTGTGTTTAAGTGCGCCCCCGGTTTTACCTTTCCTGAAATATGATGGACCTCGGCCGGCGACTTCACGCCAAGATGCAAGCGACAAACAATGCACCCCAGCTGAACGATGGCATCCATCCATTCTTTCTCTTCCTTGGTGGCAGAGTGAGACTTCATCCCATCAACGTCCGCATTTCTGCTCGGTTGGTGGCCATCTCTGTTTGCCACGTTTTAAACGAGACTTCGGCTGCAAGAAGGTTAGCTTTTGCGGAGGCGAGGGCGCCCTTGGCGGTGCCCCGATTGACGCGGGCATTGAACATTTCGTCCTGCTCGTCGGCCCACTTGGCCTGAGCCGCTACGGTCTTTTGCCCGTGAGCATGCTCTGCCATCATCATTAGCTGAGCCGCAACCCTTTTCTCAGTAGCTTCGGCATGGCCCAGATCCCTCTCTGCTTTTTGCACAGTTGCACCTGCATCGCGGATGGCTTTTGCAAACCTTTCGTTATCCATTTGAATTCTCCTTGGAGTACTTGATGTAATACTTTGGCCGGCCTGATCGACGCTCGAGGTACTGACAGGTGCGGTTGTCAAACTCGAAACCGACCTTGCCCTCGTATCCACCGTTACGGTTCTTCAGAATCTCGAGGTAGACGTCCCACTGCTTGGTAAACTTTTCGTCTGGCTCTTCACCTAACACTCGGCACTGCTCGAGGTGCTCGACCTTTCGCTTGTTTTTCCACAACGACATAAACCCATCGGCAAGATCGGTAATCGATCCGCTACCTTTGACGTCGTACTTGTTCGGGGCTTTGTGCTCGTCCTCACCCTTCCGGGAGTGCGTGACCAAAAACACAGTGGCGCCGGTAGTCATCTTGAAGTTCACGACCTTCTCGACAAATTTCTGCTGACCCTCGAAGTCGTCCTGCCTAACCATGTTTGTCAGTGAGTCAATGACGAACACCGAAACACCGTAGCGGCGGTACGCATACTCGAAACACTTCATCAGGTCTTCAGGCTTAGGCGTTATGTTGTCGACGTACAGCCAAAGGTTTGCACCCATCCATTCCATCAGCTTTTGGCGGTAGTCCTTCGGTGGCTCGGAGCTGCCTCCCGCCTGCTTCATCATGCGACCAAGAGTCTGTTTTGGGTTCATCTCGAATGAAGCGATTAATACCTTCTGCCCTTGTTCAACAGCATTCAGGCATAGCTGACCTAGCCACATGCTCTTGCCATGACCGTTGATGCCGGTAATACCCCACATCTCGCCCGGCCGAAACCGTATGTCTTCCTCGTCTATTTTGTTCCACCCCGAGCCAAACCCCTGCGTGTCATTGATCGACTTATCGAAGTAATCATCGATGTCTTTTTCAAACTCCATGACAGAGCGCAGTGTGTCAGGATCTTGCCATCGGGCCTCTTCATACGCCGCCTCGAGAACCAGCCGAGACTGCTCGTAACCCTGCTTTTGAAGTAGCTCGTTGATGTCTTTTGTTGGGAGCTTCACCCGGTAGCACCGGTCGCCTAAACGCTTCATGATCTCTTGGGCCGCTAGATCTCCTTGCTCATCCATGTCAGTGGCAATGATGATCTCTTCAAACCGGGCAAGGTTCTCGTATTCGTTGGCGATCCAATTGGTTTGCTTGGCGCCTTTCCCCCCGCCCATTGGCACGCTCAACGCTGGAAATCCAAGCTCACCACATGCAATCGCGTCCCACTCGCCCTCAGTGATCCACACCTTGCGAGCACTTGCCGGCATAGCCTGCCAACCAAACAGTATCGGCCGGAGGTCTTTCTGAGTAGACGGATTGCCATCATGATTCATCGGCTTTGTCTTCAGGAATACAAGGTCACCCGAGACGTCATGGAACGGGAACACGACATCAAGCCCACCACGGGTCTCCGTCTCATAGATCTTGTACCGGAAGCACACCTCACCCATCTCCCTGAACCCACGCTTCTGCATGTACTCATGTATCAGGCTGTTACTGGTTCTAGATGGTGGGGCAGGGGTGGAGTATTTTTTCTTTGCCGACTGCGAAATTTTTGGGGCGGGGCTGTAATCCCGTATACCGTAGCGCTTAGCTGACCACTCCATGGCCTCAGTAAGTGACATGCCTCGACCATGTTGGATGAGATCAAGCATGTCGCCACCATCGCCAGTTGCAAAGTCAATCCACTTCCCAGCCTTATCGCCATGCAGGTAGCACGAAAAACTCCGTCCCTTGTCCCCCTCGATGCTGCCTACCTTGTAACACCCCGACTCTATGATCCCTTCGGGAAACAACTCTTGGCATATTTGATGGGCATACCTCCCAAGCTCTGATTTGAGCACACGTATATCCATTACTTAACCTCAGCAAGATAATCATCTGTTCTTTGTTTATTTTTAAATCGATTGAGCGAGTCCCAGTCTGGACTCCCAATACGTTGCCATCCTCGACTGATAGCGAAGGGGATTAGCTCTGATAAATCGAATCCGTTTTTGGCCATTGTCTCGAAGTCATGGGTCTGCCTAGTGATCGTCGACTTACCCGGCTTGCGAGTGCCAGCCTTGTACTCCCACCACTCACGCCACGTCAGTTTAGGAATGCCTTCAGGGCAGGAGTCAGATAGTTCTTCTTTCCAATGTTTCTTCTTAGTAGATGTTTCTTCTGTAACTATGTTTATTCTTAGGTGCTGATTTTCGACATCTTGATTTTCGACATGTCGATTTTCGACATCTTGCTTTTCGTCATATACCTCCCAATCAAATACATGCTTGCCCTGATCGATATACCTAACTCTTCGTATGTATCCGCAGGCCTCTAGGGTATCGGCGATATTCTTAATCCGGCCGGGGCTGCAATTGAAGTGGTTACTAAGCTGACGCTGAGTGACACGCCAGTTGTCAACGTGCGTAAGAAGGTAAGCTAGGACGCCTATGGCTTCCGGGGTTAGGTCTGGGTCACGCAGCAAATCGTTTGGCAGCTTGGTGTAGTGCCGAGATTTGTGAGCCGCAGGTTTGAAAATCATTAACTACTCCGTGTGGTGGTTCGCCGTAAAGCGCATGTAACGATAAGAAAATTCTTTTGATAGTGCAAATTTAATTATCATAACCGAGTTTATGAGAATAATTCGCATTTAACAGAGTTTTTCGAGTAGACTAAAAAAACTTCACACGGATGAGCTAAATGCACTATGACAATCAGAAGCGATCGGAATACCTAAACGAACAACTAACAAAACGCGGAGTCGCAGCTTGGGGGCGAGCCTCTGAAATTGCTAGAAAGACCGGCTGTAGCAACGCAACCGCGGATGCTTGGCTGAAGGGTAGCCTTCCAAAAAATATCCAAACGGGAATAAAATTCGCAGATGAATTCGGTTTAGACTTCTACGAATGGTCGACCGGAAAATCAAGAGGCGCTTTCATCTCAGAATCTAGACTATCTGAACTCATTCACAGATGTAAAAACTTTGAAAATAAATACAATATCGATTTGAGCGCTAAGCAGATGGCCGCTCTCGTCCTAATGGGCGAGTCTGACGAGCAATCGCTTGAGTCGTTTATGGAAAATCTAAAGACTTTTTTGGCTAAATAACCAGACCAAGGATCGGAAGAATGGGAAAAGAGAAACTCACGGACGAGGCTTTATTCAAACTAATCCGGAAATTTATTGAAGATAATCCATCGATACATGTAAAAGAATGTGACGATGTGGTCGCAAAATTAATAGGAAAAGACAGTCCAAATCCATCTAGTAATTGACAAACTCATTTGCAAGCGTAAACTTCGTGGTGAATCTATTGATTTACTACACGGATATGCGACATGGACAAGACTTCTAAAGCCCACATATGGGCAACCCTTTCTGCTGTAAACATAAAACCACACTGCACTGAGTCCGAAACGATAAGCGGGGAAAAGTTTCCCGCTGTGTCTTGGATGAACGCGCACGTACTCATGATGGACAACTTCCCAGAATACACATGGGAATTTACCGAAGACCCCGAAAGCCGGGAAGTTCATTACTTCAATGACGGTACCTGCGAGGTTAGGTGTCGCATGACGGTTTTAGGGCACACCCAGATCACCTCTTACATGGTGAGAGACGGCGGTGATGTTGTACGCAACCCTAACAGCTTTCAAATAAACACCGCCAAGCAAAGGTGTCGCGTTAAGGCGATGGCTGAGTTCGGCCTTGGCCATCAACTGTGGCTCAAGAAGCCAACGGCAGAAGAGCCGGAAGTTGTAGAAGAAGTCACTGACCAGTCCTCTGGGGATGTTTTACCCACGGACGACACAGAAGCGGACTCAAAAGTCAGGAACAGCATTGATAGGCTTTGGATGACCAGCCTCGAAGAAATCCAAAAGGCGCGAACAAAAACTGCCGGTCAAAAAATGTTTGATCGATATGTTAAGGCTCTGAAGTCTCGCGGGCTGGAAGACTACCGTCTCAATCGGTGGGAAGAGGTCTGTAGCAAGAAGGGGTGGTCAGCATGATGCACCCCCAAGGTTCTGAGGGGTGGCTAAAAGCCAGAGCTGGCCTGATCAAAGCAAGTATCTGCGCTGCTTATGAGAACAAGCACCCTTACATGAAGGTCGAGGAAGTTGTCCGCCAAGAGGTAAGGGCTATCCTTGGTGCTGAGTCTGAGTTTCAAACCAACGCGGCAGTAGAGCATGGCTCCATGATGGAGGACTATGCCCGCGTCAAGCTTGAGCAAATTCAACGGTACAAAGTTGATGAGACTGGCTTGGTCGTACATTCAAAGCACTCGTTCCTAGCCGCATCGCCTGATGGTCTGATTGGTATTGAAGGCTGTGCCGAGTTCAAGTGCCCCTATCCTAAGTGGACCAAGGCGCCTTACTCTGTCTTTGACGAAAAGCGAATCATGTATTTATGGCAGTGCCACATGGTCATGGAGGTCTGTGACCTAGATTGGTGTGACTTCATGTGCTACTTAGCGACCGATCCACAGGCTGAAGGCCAATGGCACATCGATAGAGTAGAGCGCAACTGGGATTGGTTGGACGAGGAGCTTGAAGGAAGGCTGTTGCCAACACCAAAAAAGGGGTCCGTCACTAGACTTGATTTGTTCAAGGCTTGGTATGACTTCATTCAAGCTGAGGCTGCCGATCCTGAACGGGCTCAAAAGCACCTTGATCCGCTGAAGCCTGACTACGATGAAATCCAAGATGACCAGATGTCTGAGCTTGCCGACATTCAAGGCAAGATCAATGAGATTGAGGTCATGAACTATCAAGCACTTCAAGACCTAGACCACCTCAAGGCTAGCCGTGACGCACTCAAGAAAGAGCTAGTTAAAAAGTACGAACGGTCAATCACCAACGGATTCGTGTCTATACAGGTCATCAAGAAAACTCCTCCGGTGGATTTCCGCGGGGCATTTGAATTTCTTGGCGGGGAACAAGCCCTGCTAGAGAAAGATAGCTCTATCGACGAATGGCGTCGGCAGAGTAATTCACTGCAATCATCAATCAAATCAATCGGAGATGACTAATGCAAAATAAACCTACTGCCTTCGAGGCAATTAAGGCTGGTAAGGGGCGCCTTTACCCGCTAGATCGAGAGAAAAAACTTGAGAAGTACAACCATCTCAAGCAGTACAGCTGGTTTACAGATCTTAGTAAAGAGCAGCAAGCGCTGAAGATTCCAAGCTTCAACGGTTGGCTGAAGATCGATCAGGACGTGATCGATGAGATGCAGGGAGCACTCGATATAAATGGCGGTGAGGCCATTAAATACAATCTAGATGTTGCTGAACAGAAGCGCGATGGCGCAGTCTCTCAGCTGAACGTCGAGTACTGGTTACCTACTAAACCTGCAAACAAGCCAGCCCCACAGCCTGCACCACAGCCTGCACCACAGCAAGCTGACTTTCCCGAGGAAGACATTCCGTTTTAAAGGTATTGATATGGGTTTACGGCTAACACGAGCTGTCGATAGTGTCTTATACGGGGGAAAGAACATGGACCCCCAAAGTCCAGAGACTACGTTCGAGCACAAAATATGGGTTCGACGGGTCAGGGACCATAAGGGCAAGCAAGATTGTCTCTTAAATGTGTATTCCAAAGACGGCTGTGTTGAACAACTTATGACTGTTGGTGGTGAGATCCTAGAGGTCAGCCCCACAGTCTCAATAGCCCTCGTAGGAATTCAGGAGTACTGGTACACGCCTGATGACTTCTGTGAGATATGTGGGCGAGGTGACCTCAGCAAGAATAGGGTTGTCCCACAAGCAAGGATCTTGGTGCAAGCGCCAAGGTCATATGAACTTTTACGAAACAACGCTAGGAGTAAGCATAAAAGATGAGTGATCAAACAATTAGTATCGACGGTAAGTCGTACAACTTTCAAGAGATTGGAGAGCGACCACGCCAGATGCTGGCACTCGTTCAACAAGCTAACCAAGCAAT